TCGCCGCGCACCGAGGCGTACGGCTCCAGCTCGCCGATCACCGTGGCGTACGGCTCCAGCTCGCCGCGCACCGTGGCGTACGGCTCCAGCTCGCCGCGCACCGAGGCGTACGGCTCCAGCTCGCCGATCACCGTGGCGTACGGCTCCAGCTCGCCGCGCACCGAGGCGTACGGCTCCAGCTCGCCGATCACCGTGGCGTACGGCTCCAGCTCGCCGATCACCGAGGCGCACGACTCCAGCTCGCCGATCACCGAGGCGCACGACTATTCGAGTGTTCTTCACACCGGCCGCGGCACCGTCACCGCCGACGAGCACGTCACCGTCCGCGTCAACGGGGAGGTCACCGCCACCGGCGGCGCGCTGACGCACCGCGTGCCGCTCACCACCAATCCGGAGGCGGTGCTCGACACGCTCGCGCGCGTCGAGGCGCACCCGGAGGAGTGGGACCAGGGCGACTGGGCGTACGAGTCGCCGTGCGGCACCCGGTATTGCTTCGGCGGCCACGCGCTGCTCACTGTCGGCGCGCGGATGGATGTGTCGGCGAAGACGGTCGAGGTGGCGTCGCTGCCGGAGTCGCTGCGGAGTCGGTTCGTGCGGGAGCACGTCGCGATCTCGGCCGGTGCGCGGGCGGTGCTGGGCGTGGACGGCCCGACGGCCGACCGGCTGTTCCACGGCAGCAACTCGATGGACGACTTGCGGGAGCTGGTGGGTGAGATCTGCGCGGAGGCGTCGTTCACGATCGCGCAGACCGACGGGGGCGCCGCGACCGTCGACGTCGAGGAGCCCGACGGCGACCCGCGTCCCGGCACGGAGCACTCCGACGAGCTGTTCCGCGACGACGCCGAGCCGGACCCTGCGGACAACGACTAGCGGCGACGCCGGCCCCTGACCACCCTGACCGGTTCGTCGCGGTATCCCCCTGCCGCGCCGGGCCACGGCCGCCGCGTCCCATCTCCCCGGGGCGCGGCGGCCACCTTCGACCACTGATAGGAGACACACGATGGGCACGGAGCTCACCGGACAGCAGATCGACGGCCTGTTCGGCCGCATCGACCTGGTAACCGCAGCCATCAATGACGTGCAGGAAGACGCCATCAAGCTGCGCGGGCACATCGACTACCTGACCGAGCAGGTCGCCGCACAGGCAGCGCACATAGAGGACCTGGAAGCAGACCTGGGCGCCGCGCTGGAGGCCGAGGATGCCTGAGCAGACTGCGGCCCACAAAATGCCCGCGATCATCCCGGTGCACGCCGACGGCACCAGGTGCACCCACCGGGTCACCTCGACCGGTAAGCCGCTCGAGGAGGACTGCACGGGCCGCGAGATGTACTGCGCGAAGTGCTCGTGCGGCTGGCACAAGGAGTTCCCGGTGAAGGGGTCGCTGGCCGTCAGCCGTGACCGGCACCGCGCCGAGGCCATCCGGACGGCGGCGAATGCGAATGCCTGAGTCGACCACCGCCCCGGAGACCGTCAACCACACCGCGCTGGACCTCCCCGCGGCCTCCGCGGCCGAGGACGACCGCTGCGGGATCTGCGCCGAGGAGCGCGTCGACTGCGGCAACTGCGACGGCTCCGGCGAAGACATGGACTTCGGCACCGACGAAGGCTGCGAACACTGCGGAGGCAGAGGGGAGAAGATCCCCGAACACTGCTGCAACTGCGGCGGCGGCGAATACGACTGCCACTGCTGCAGCACCTGCGGCGGCTACGCCGGCACCTGCTCCTGCCCGATCCCGGTCGAACGCGCCGACGGAACCACCGCCTACCTCGTCGACGGCGTCCTCCAGCCGCACCCGCCGCGCCCCGACGACGAGGAGATCGACGACGACCCCATGCCGCCCATGGAGGAGCCGCCCGACGGCTACTACGACCAGGACGACGACGGCATCGACGACAACTTCGCCGAGGGAGGCCTGCCCGCATGAGCGACCAGACCCCGATCGAGGCCGTCGAGACGTTCCTCGACGCGCTCGAGGCATCCGACGCATGCGCTGGCCTGCGACCCGACGAGATCGTGGTGACTCACTCCACTCTGCCGCCCGTGTCCGCTTCCCAACTGCGCGCCCTCGTCGAGCAGATCAAACTCGACCGCCACCGCCTCGAATCGACGATGAAGGAGCTCGCGGCCACCATCGGCTCGCGCGACCTGCTCATCATCGAACTCGACAAGCAGGCCCACCACGACGACGGACAGGCATCCGGCGTCGAGGACGTCGACGACGACACGGCATGGAACGGCGGCATGGAAGCCACCTGCCACGTCTGCGGCTGCACCGACAACGAGGCCTGCGACGGCGGCTGCGTGTGGGTCTCGAACTCGCTCGGCATCGACCTGTGCAGCACCTGCGCCCACTCGATCGCCCGCGACGCCGTCGCCGCCGGCATCTACACCCCCCGCCTGAGCGAACTCGGGACCGACGGCGGCGACCCGGACGGCCGCAGCCCCGCCGCACACCGCGTCCACGAGCGCATCGTCCGCGACGGCTGGTGGCTCCCGGAGGACGCCGACCACGTGCGCACCCTCAGCCGCGAGCACGACGCCCTCCTCCAGCTCGCCCGCACCGCCGAGGAACGCCACCGACGCGAACTCGCCGAAGCCCGCGCCGAGCTGCTCGCAACCGACCAGGCCGACACGGCCGCCGACGGGGGCGCGTCGTGATTGCGCCGGTCATACTCGGCTACGCGCGACCCGACCACGGCCGGCTGGCCGACGCCGAGCTGCTCGCCCGCGCGGCCCAGCGCATCCGCCTCGGGCGCACCGAACCGGGCCCGGCACTGGCCGCCCTGGCCGATTTCCTGGACGCCGAGGCCGACCGCGCCGAGGCCTGCCCCGGCGAACGCTGCGAACCCGCCTGCGACTGCCCCGACGCCAAACGCGACCTGACCGAGTGCGATTGGTTCCCCGCATACCACCCGTGCCCGCTGACCGACCCCGACAGCGCGCACCCCACGGCCCTGTGGCTGCCGACGCACCACCACTGCGTCTACTGCGGCACGCGCGAGGCGGCCGACCCGGACGCGCTGGTGCTCGCAGCCGCGGTCCTCGAGGACGGTGCACTGTGACGCCGCGCTGGCTGGCGCGCCTGTTCGCAGACGTGCACGACGTCGGCGTACAGCCGCACGGCCACTGCCCCGCGTGCCCCACCTACGACGACCTGACGGCCAGCTGCGAGGAGCTGATGAAGGCCCTCGGGCGCGCACACCAGGAGAACCGGGGTCTGCGCGACCAGCTCGCGCAGGCCCGGCGCGGCCCCCTGGACGACACGGCCCCGATGCCGCGCGCCTCCGAGCGGCGCCTGTCCGAGTACAAGGCCCGATGGGACGCCGCACAGGTGTCGAAGGGCGCCTGCGATGGCTGACGCGACACCGGGCGCCACCGTCACCGTCCAGCGCGGCGGCAAGCACTGCAAGACGTGCGACTGCCTCCCGCCGCGCACCGACACCCTGATCGTCTACCCGCAGCACGGCATCTACGGCGAGTGCCTCCGCTGCGGCGTCCCGAGGTGGGAGACCGAGTTGTACCACTACCGCACGAACGCGGCGCGGCGCTCGAGCCACTGCCGCTGTTGCACCCACCTGCACGACCTGGAGCCGGGCTCCTACTACGTGCCGACGCGGGGTGCGGCGTGAACGCGTGCCGCCGGTGCGGGGAGTGCGGGCGCCGCATCTGGCCGTGGCCGCTGGGAGCGCATGCGGTGTCGTGGCGTCCGTTCGGGCGCCCCGGTCCGGTGACGTGGTGGCACGCGCGGTGCCTGCGGCCATGGCGCGCGGCGGCGGCAGGCGACCCGTGAGCGGCCAGCACGCAATTCACCAGGACCGGAACGACCAGATGGGACGACGGTGGATCAACCAAACGCTCCAGCCAACCCGCGCGACGTGGCGTGCGGCTGGACCATCGCGCAACTCGCCGACTACGTCCTGGGCATCACCCGCGAACACGAACACGAACTCGCCGAGGTGCGCGAACAGACCGCAGCCGAGTACCACGCCCGCGGCTGGCACGACGCCGAGGCCGCGATGGACGCCGACTGGCGGGTGCTCGCCCGACGCGTGCGCGTCGACGCCGAACGCCACGGCAACCCGTTCAAAGAACGCCGCCGCCGCGAACTCGCGGCCCTCGGCCCGAAACCAGGCGACTACACCGGACACCTCACCGCCACCGAATACGCGGAGCGCTACGGCACAACGGGCCGCGCCGCATGACGGCCGACCCGCTCGCACCCGGCGCCGCCGACGAAGAGTGGATGCGCGACCACGGCTTCGACGACACGGAGATCCGCGCGCACCTCACCCCCACCCCGGGCGACCGCTACAGCTACACCGACGACGGCAACGCCCAACGCCTCGTCGCCAAATACGGCGCGAACATCCGCTACGTCCCCCAGGCCGGCAAATGGCTCACCTGGGACACCCACCGCTGGCGCTGGGACGAGGAGAACAAACTCCAGGAAGCGGCCCGCTGGACCATGCGCCAGTGGCTCGCACCCGACGAGGACGGCGAGAAACACCGCCGCAGCAGCCTGAACGCCAGGCGCATCAACGCCATGCTGCAACTCGCCTCCTCCGACCCCCGCGTGCTCGCCCACGCCCAGCAGCTCGACTCCAAGCGCCTGCACCTGAACACCCCCGCCGGCGTCGTGGACCTGCTCACGGGCGAACGCGTCGACCCGGACCGCGCCCAGCTGCACACCCGATCCACACACGTCCCCCCGGACCCCGAGATGCCCACGCCGCGCTGGGACGCGTTCCTGAAGGACACCTTCTGCGGCGACCCCGACATGACCGGGTACGTGCAGCGGCTCGCCGGCTACGCCGCGTCCGGCGACGTGCGCCACCACGTCCTGCCGTTCCTCTACGGCTCCGGGCAGAACGGCAAGACGGTACTCGCCGAGGTGCTGCGCGCCCTGCTCGGCGACTACGCCGCCACCGCACCGCCCAAGTTCCTCATGGCGCAGCGCTACGGCGGCCACGAAACCGAGATCGCCCGGCTGCAAGGTCTCCGGCTCGTCATCGCCTCCGAGGTCAACCAAGACCACCAGTTCGACGAGGCCAAGGTCAAGGAGCTCACCGGCGCAGACGCGCTGACCGCACGGTTCATGCGCCAGGACTTTTTCACATTCGAGCCCACACACCACCTGTGGCTGGCCGGCAACTACAAGCCCGCCGTCAAGTCCGGGGGCGACTCGTTCTGGCGGCGCCTGCGCCTGGTGCCATTTCTGCACCGCGTCCCCGACGAGAACCGCGTCGACAACCTCGCCCGGATCCTGGTCGACGAGGAGGGTCCGGGCATCCTCGCGTGGATCGCCGCGGGCGCGGTGGACCTGTTCGCGCACGGCATGCGCGAACCCGCGGCCGTGCTCGAGCAGACCCTCGCCTACGCCGCCGAGGAGAACCACCTGGGCCGCTTCCTCGAGGAGCGCTGCCGCATCGGCGGCGGCCAGATGGTGAAGCTGAACACGGCGATCCTGCGCGCCGCGTACGAGCAGTGGTGCCACGGCGAGGGGGAGCAGCCGCTCGCGCCGTCGCCGTTCGGCCGCGACCTCAAATCCCTGCACGGGATCGACAGCACCCAGTCGAACGGCAAGCGGTTCTACGTCGGGCTGTCGCTGCTGTCACTGGACGAGCCCGAATCCGAGGAGTTGCTGTCACTGCCGGAGGACCCGGACCCGTGGAACTGAATCGGTCTAGACCAATCTCTTGTCCGCCATGTCCCGCTTCATCCCACGGCAGTGACAGCAACAGTGACAGCAACAGTGACAGCAAGAAACCCATATCAGCGCAGACCAGGAGCCGAACAGTGACAGCAGTGACAGCAGTCCGGGAGCTATCGGCCCCTGAAACGCGCGCACGCACAGGGGCGCTCATACGGAAGATGCGGTTTTGCTGTCACTGCCGTCACTGCGCGGTGATCAAATGACCGCCGTCCCGCGCCAGTCGGCCCGCCGCCGCCGCCCTCCCGTGCGCCGCCAGTCCGCCGCGCAGCAAGCCGCGCAACAACTCACCCTCGTCGACGCACCGACCGCCCGCCGCCGCACCGGCATGAGCGAAGACGAACTCCTCGAAGCCATCCGCCGCCTCGCGAAACTCACCGGCTGGCTCATGTTCCACTGCCGAGACTCCCGCAAATCCATCGGCGCCGGCTTCCCCGACCTCGTCCTCGTCTCCCCGCGCCGCGCCCGCATCATCTTCGCCGAACTCAAAGACGACACCAACACCACCAGCGCAGCCCAAGACATGTGGCTCGACGCACTCGCCCTGACCACCGTCGAAGTCGCCCTCTGGCGCCCCATCGACCTACCCGACATCGCCGCCGTCCTACGCGGCGACCGACACCTCGACTACCGCACCGAACGACACACCGACCCCGACACCCAGGACAGCCCGTGAGCGTGCTTGCCCAACCCCACCCCGACAACGGCCGCAAGTGCGGCCTGCTCAACTGCGGACAACGCGTGTTCTGGACCGGCACCCGCTGGGCCGACATCAACGGCAACGGCAGCCACCTCGCACCCGTCCCGCGGGAACAACCGGCCACCGGGCCGCAGACGCCGCACCGGGCATGCCGCTGCGCGCCGACGCCCGAAACCGCCGACGCCGCACACACCGACGCCGAGACCGAGCCGCCCGTCCGGCGCCCCACCGGCGACGCCGTCCACGACCTCGCCTGCGGCCCCGACTGCCGGCGAAACGGCGCCCGTGACACCCCGGGCCCCACGTGATGCCCGCGACCCGGCGCAACCGGCTCGCCGCCATCACCGCGACCATCGCCTGGACGTTCATCGCGCCAATCGCCGTCGCCCGGCCCGACACCAGCGCGCTCGCGACCGTCCTCGTCCTGCTCGGCTCCGCAGCAGCAGCCAGCTACACCGACGCCCGACGAAAGGACCCGACGTGATCCGCACCATCGCCCGGACCGCGCGCAAGCCGCACCGGTGCTCCCGCTGCTCGCACCGCATCAAGCCCGGAGACCGGTACCTCTCGCACACCGCGAGCCCGCAGCACGACGGCCTCGGCAACGAAGGCTGGTGGCGGCTGCCCGAGTGCGCGGGCTGCGCCGAGATATGCCGGCGCCCGATCGACACCGGGTCCGCGCGGCGAACGCCCGGCCCGCGCTGATGGTGGAACTCGGACCCCTCTCCCACGACATCGACGTCCGCACCGGCGCGTCCCGGCCCTGGGCGCCGAGCGGCTTCGTCCGCATCCGCCAGCTCCGCAGCCCCATCACGGGCGAATGGGTCCCCTGCGACATCGAGATCCACGCCGACGACCTCGACCGGCTCGAACGCTTCTGGACCGACTCCTTCGACCTCGACTACATCCTCGGCTTCCCGCAATCCACCCGCGCCGACCTCCCCGACGATTGGACACCACGCACATGACCGCACCCGCCTCCCGCTCCCGCCGCACCGGCCTCGAGCAGCTCGTCCGCCAGCTCCAGAACGACCGCAAGGGCCGCAACCCGCACGTCGTCGCACTCGAAGACGTCGAGATGAAGATGCTGACCGCGTTCGCCAAGAACTACCCCGACGACGCGGCCGTCCACGACGCCGGGGCCGCACTGCTCGTCTTCGGCCAGCTGTGCGCCGACCTCGTCGGCAAGCTCGCCGAGGTCAGCCAGCGTGACGCCGGGCCGCTGTTCATCAACCTCGCGCGTCTCGTCGGCGAAGCCCTATACTCCGGCCGACTCCCGGTCTCCTACTGCTGCGAGTACGAGTTGGCCGGCGGACTGCCGTGCCACTACCTCGCCGAGGCACCGGACCAGGCGCGCCTCGACATCCTGCTGCGCGCACACATGGGCCTGCACCACCCCGACCTGCCGTGGCCCCCGAAGGACGAGCCGGCGCAGACCCCGTACGTCGAGACCGGCACGTCGACGCCGGTCGCCGCCGAGCACCCCTTCCCCGGGAAACCGTTCACCGGTCCCACCCTCGGCGCGGCATTCCGCCGTCCGGGCGCCCGCGTCGAAGTCGGGACCGACGCGGACGGCGCCCTCAACGAGATCAGCATCATGCGACCGGACCGCGACCATGCCTGACGGCAAGCCGCCCTACGGCATCGACGCGATGCTCGCCGCCACGTGGAAGCCGTTCTCGACCCTGTACTCGCAGCCCGACACGGGCTGGAAACCGGAGCCCTTCCCCCACGCGGCCGCCCTCGTCGAAGGCGTCGAAGAGCTCCGGCAGAAACTCCTGCGCAAATACGGCGTCGACCCCGCCGCGCACCAGGACACCCCACGCGACACCACCTTCCACACCACAAGCACGCAGAACGGATGCCACCGGCACGAAACCGGAACCTGGATCCACGGCCGGCCGCACACCTGCCCCGTCTGGCTGCGCAACCGGAGCGGTCATGCCTAGCTCCTGGAAATCCTGCCGCCGCAAAAAACGCCACCCCACCGAAGCCGACGCCCGCGCCCACCTCGAACGCCTCATCGCCAAAGGCGCCCACCGCCCACGCCTCCACATCTACAAGTGCGCCTGCGGCGGCTACCACGTCGGCCACCGGCCCCACGCACGAAGGCACGCATGAGCCGCACCAAACCGCCCGACGGACCGCCCGGCCCGACCGTCAAGTGGGTGACCATCGCCCGCGAATACGACCGCCAAGGCCGACTCGTCACCGAACGCCGCACCACCACCTACGACACCGACACGAAGCCGCCCGAACCGCCGCCCGTCGGCAACTACCTGTGAGGAGACCATGACCACCGACCCCACCGCCCCCTGCACCATCTGCCACCAGCGGCCACCCCGCGACCCCTCCGGCATCTGCGGCGGCTGCTACGCCCGCACCCGCGGCGACCTGAACACCCTCGCATGGGCCCACACCTGGCTCGGCGTCGCCATGCTCACCCCCGGCACCAGCTGGAAACCCGGCACACTGCACCGCGCCCCCGGACCCCAACCACCCTACGGACTCCAATACCACGACCAGCGCGAACAGATCGAAGCCGTCCTGTCCTCGTGGGTGACCGCAGTCGCCTACGAGGGCGCCCTCGCCGGACCCGCCGACAAGACCGTCACCGGCCTCACCGCATGGCTGCGCATCCGACTGCCCTGGATCAGCGAACAGAGCTGGTGCCGCGACTTCGCCACCGAACTCTCCGACCAGCGCGCAGCCGCACACGCCCTCGCACCCTGGGAACGCGGCCGACGCGACCTGCCGGTGCCGTGCCCGCGCTGCGGACTGCTCACCCTCTCGCTCTACGGCGGAGACGACGGCGTCACATGCCGCAACCGCGAATGCGGCGAGATGATCGCCTGGTACAGATACGACAGGGAGGTGCGCAAATGGCACGACCGGATGACCATCCAGACGGCGACGGCAGCGTGACGGACGATCACTTCGTCGCACCCGCAGCGGGCCGCTACGAGTTCCGCAAGTGGCTCACCGCCAAACCCGACCTCGATACCGCGCTCGTCCAGCCGATGGACCTGCTCGCCCCGCCAACGCTGATCCTCAGCACGGACCCGCACAGCCTCGACTACTGGGGTCCACTGAACCTGGCGCCGTTCGGACGCGACGGCTCGCGCGGAAACGAATGCAGCCTTCATGCGCTCACCATCGGCGAGGACGGCTGCCCGCGTTGCCGGGAGATCCACGAACACCGCAAGACGATGATGCGCGATGCCTGACTCGATCGTCGCGTTCCTCACCGCCCGGCTCGACGAAGACGAGATCGCGGCGCGCACGGCCGCACGCGTGAGCAGGGGCGAACGCTGGCGCTGCCCGGACGACTACGGGGTCTTCGAGGCCCACTCCGGCGACGCCGCCATCCTGATCGGCAGCCCGTCCGGCTATCTGCGCCTCGAACTCGGCGCCCACGTCGCCCGCCACGACCCGGCGCGCGTCCTCGCCGACGTCGCGGCCAAGCGCGCACTGATCGCGGATGCTACAGACGTACCCACGATCTCCATGCGGCGTGCCCTAAAGCGGCTCGCCGCCCCGTACGCCGACCACCCGGACTACAACCCGAGATGGAGCGTGACGTGACTGACCCCGACGACCCCGCACAGACCCTGCTCACCACCACCGAGTCCGCGACGGCCGCGCACGTCACCACTACCGTCATCCGCCAATGGGACACACGCGGCCACATCACCCCAGCCGGACGCGACCCCGCAGGGCATCCGCTCTACCGCGAATCCGCCATCCTCGCCGCCGAAAAACGCACCCGACGCCAACGCCGCGAACGCGAACTCGCCGACACCGCACTGGCGCAACTTGACCACACGGACCCGTTGTCACATCATTCGCAGTAGCACACTTGTGCCCAAAGCCCCGGAGAGCGCCCAGCGCCCCGGGGCTTCTGCATACCCCGAACCCCCCAACCAGACCCGGAGCATCACCATGAGCGACATCCTGCACGCCCTCGTCGAGGACTTCGACAACGCGTACGCGGCCCTTCGCGCCCACCTCACCGGCGTCGCCGCACAGGCCGAGACCGACGCCACGAAGGTCGTCGAAACCGCCGAGACGAGCGGCGTCGACGCCGCCGTCCACCAGGCCGAGACCGACGCGGTCGGCCTCGCGGCCACCGCCGTCGCCGACGTCACCACCGCGCCCGCGACACCCGCCGCGCCCACCGCCTGACGGTGGCGTACCGCCCCGTGGACATGTCGAAGCGCCACCCGTCAACACAGGCGATCATGCGCTACTTCGAGAGCGGCCACCTGCGCACCGAGCAGCAGCTCATCTCGAACGCCTGCGCCGACCTCGCACACGCACTAGTCGACAAGCTCGAAGACAGCCCGGAGCTCACGGCCGGACTGCGCAAACTGCTCGAAGCAAAGGACTGCTTCGTCCGCGCGTCGCTTCCGGCACCCCCGTCCAAGCCGTGGACGACCGAAACCGGCGTGATCTTTGAACTGCCGAAGTAGCAAGAGAGGGACAACAGCATGACCGCAGTCACCGCGAAGATCGTATGCACGACGAAGACCGTCCAGAGCGACGGATCGGCGAACCTCTCGTTCAGCCCCGACTACGCCGACGCCCGCAACAAGCAGTGGGCCGCGGCCACGCCGTCCCTGTCGCTGAGCATGACCGTGAAGGGCGACGTCGAAGCCGAGTTCGAACAGGGCGACAAGTACACGCTCACGTTCGAGCCCAACGACGACTGAACTACACCGCCGCATGGCCCGGAGACCGGCACCGGGAGGCGACGCCGTGCCGCCTGATCCGCACGGCACCAATCACGGAGCACGCGATGCCCCCGACCAAGCTCGCCCGCAAAGCCGTCGAACGCACCGCCCGCGAAACCGCCAAGGAAGCACGCAAGACGCGCAAGAAGCGCAAGCGCAAGAACCGCACCACCCACCAGAACTAACCGGCCGCGTCCGAGGTTCATGGCAGCGCGGGAGGTCATCGCAGTGGGGGCACGGACCGGGCAGCTGTGTGGTGCGCAGAAACGCCAGAGCGCGGGCGTCTGCACGCGGCCCGCCGGCTGGGGTACGCCGCATCCGGGTTTCGGCCGGTGCAAGTTGCACGGTGGCAGTACCCGCAACCAGCAGGCCTCCGCCGCGCAGGAGGAGACCCGGTACCTGCTCGGGCAGCTCGTCGGCGCGCAGTCCACCGTCGAGGACCCGTTCAAGGAGCTGCGGCGCGTCGGCGGTCTCGCGCTGGCCTGGCTGGGGGCGTGCGAGGAGACGATCGCGCACCTGAAGTCGTTCCGGTACGAGGACATCCGAGGCGGCGAGCAGCTGCGCAGCGAAGTCGCCACGTTCGAACGCGCCATGGACCGGGCCGCACTGCTGCTCGGCACGATCGCGAAGCTCAACCTCGACGAGCGCGAAGTCGCCGTGTCCGAGGCGAAGGCCGCGATGCTGCTGCGCGCGCTGGACGCCGGCCTGGCCGAGAACGGCATCAGCGGCCCGCAAGCCGCCGCGATCAAGCAGGCCACCGGACGCCACCTGAAGGTCGTGAAAACAGCCTGAGGTGAGCCGTGGCCGTGGCCGATGAACTCGACCTGCTCGCCGACCAGCTCACCGAAACCACCGACCGGTACCCGACACCCGGCGCGCTGGCCCGGGCGATCGAACCGCGCACCGTCCAGACTCCCGCGCTCGACCTGCTCGACCAGGCGCTCATCGACAGCGCGGACGGCACCGCGCCGCGGCTGCTGTTCACGATGGCGCCGCAAGAGGGCAAGTCACAGCGCGTCAGCCGCTGGTTCGTGCTGTGGCTGCTGCTGCGCAACCCAGACCTGCGCATCGGCATCGTGTCCTACTCCGACGCGCTCGCCAGGCGTTGGGGGCGGCAGGTCCGCAACGACATCGAGTCGCACCCCGAACTCGGCCTCACCGTTCGCCGCGACACACGTGCCGCGAACGAATGGCAGCTCGAAGGCCACGACGGGGGAGTCGTCACCGTCGGCATCGGCGGCTCGCTCACCGGTCGCCCCCTCGAAGCGCTCATTCTGGACGACCTGCTCAAAGGCCGCAAGGAAGCCGACAGCGAGATCGAGCGCGAGAACGTCAAGGACTTCTGGCGCACCACCGGCTCGATGCGCCTCGCCGAGGACGCGCCCGTCGTCTCGGTCAGCACCCGCTGGCACGAGGACGACTTCACCGGCTGGCAGCTCGCCGAGGACCCGGACGGCTGGCGGTACATCAACATCCCCGCGCTGGCGGAGCACAAGCCGGAGCAGGGCGAGACCGACCCGCTCGGACGTCAGCCGGGCGAGTGGATGGCGTCGGCGCGCGGCCGCACGATTCGCGGCTGGCTGCGCCGCAAGCGGGACGCCGGCGCCCGGGGCTTCGCCGCACTGTTCCAGGGCAAGCCGTCGCCGGCCGAGGGCAACATCCTCAAGCGCGGCTGGTGGCAGTACTCGCCGGTACCGCGCGCCGTCCAGAAGGCCGACGGCTCCTGGTGGGCGATCGGCGCGACGCAGGTCATCCAATCCTGGGACCTCGCGTTCAAGGACAACAAGACCTCCGACTGGGTCGTCGGGCAGGTGTGGGCGCGCCGCGGCTCCAAAGCGTGGCTGCTCGACCAGGTCCGCGACCACATGGACCTGCCGACGACCTTGGACGCGATCAAGGCCTTGTCGGCGAAGTGGCCGCAGGCCCGACTGAAGTTGATCGAGGACAAGGCGAACGGGCCCGCGGTCATCCAGTCGTTGCGCGGCGTCATCGGCGGGATCGTGCCGGTCACGCCGAAGGACAGCAAGGTAGCCCGCGCCAGCGCGGTCAGCCCGTTCATCGAAGGGGGCGACGTCGAGCTACCCGCACCCGCGCACGCGCCGTGGGTCGCCGGATTCGTCGACGAGTGCGCCGGCTTCCCGAACGGCACCCACGACGACCAGGTCGACACGGCCACCCAAGCCCTCGAACGACTGCTGCTCGGCGGCGACGCGAGCGGCGACTTCATGGACGAGTTGGTGAGGGAGGGGCGCGCCGGTGATGTTCCGATCGAGTCCCTCCGGATGCCGCTCAACCTGGTGGGCCGGGGTTGACCGGTGAGCCGCAGCAGCAAGAGCCGGCGCCGCGCCCAGCAGCCGCGGCCGACCGGTGGCGGTGTGCGCCGGTCCACCGCGGGAGAGATCGCGTCGAGCGACGCCGAGAAGGCCGTACCGCCCGCGCTCCAGGCCGCGGCCGCACGCGGCGGCAACACACCCACGATGGTCCCGTTCAGCGAGGTCATCAACGCGCTCACCAGCCGGGCGACCCTCGGCTCGACCACGTCCGTGCCGCTGCCGGTCGACCCGGAGCAGCGCGACCCGTTCGGGCCCGGCAACCCGCTGCCGATCGCGCCGATCGACCGGCCGCGCCCCGACACCGGGCGCCCGACACCGCGCGTCACCGAGTACCCGATCCAGTCGAACGTGCAGCTCGCCGCCGACCGCCCGCTGGATTGGAAGCTGCTGCGCCGGGCGGCGAAGGACGTCAACCTGATCCGCCGCTGCATCAAGATCCGCAAAGGGCATTTGAAGCCGCTGCGGTGGGGCTGGGTCGTGTCCGACGACACGATCGAAGACCAGCTCCAGGCCGTGCCGAAGAAGCAGCGCGCGTCCGCCCGCGACGACATCGAAGCGGACCTGCGCCAGAAGTTGCAGCCGGAGATCAGCCGCCTGACGGAGTTCTGGCGCACCCCGTGGTCGGGCAACCAGATCGACCTGAAGCAGTGGATGGGGATGCTCGTCGAGGAGTGGCTCGTCCTGGACGCGATCGCGATCTACCCGGAGATGACGTACGGCGGCGAAGTCCTCAACTTCAAAATCATCGACGGTTCGACGATCAAGCCGCTGCGGGACATCAAGGGCGAGATCCCGAAAGCGCCGTATCCCGCGTTCCAACAGATCCTGTACGGGTTCCCGCGCGGTGAGTTCACCGCGTCGCTCGCCGTCGACGACCAGGGCAACACCGTCATTCCCGGCGCGTACCTGCCCGACCAGCTGTACTACTACCGCGACGATGCGCGCACCGACAGCCCCTATGGCATCTCAGCCGTCGAAGAGGCCCTGGTCGCATCCCGGATGTGGCTGAACCGGCAGGGCTGGATCATCAGCGAGTACGACAGCGGCACGAGCCCGATGGCGTGGATCACACCGCCGTTCGACGCGGCCGTGGCGCTCGGTGAGCCGTTCAACGTGCAGAAGCGCCGCGAATGGCAGCGTGCTTACAACGACGAGATGTCGGGCAACACCGACAAGCGCCACGAGACGCAGATCACCCCGCCGGGGTGGGAGCCGCACTTCGTGCCGCAGGTCGACCAGATGTACAAGCCCGACTACGACATGTTCTTGATACGGATCCTGGCGGCGCCGCTGGGCGTGACGATGCCGGAGCTGAACTTCACGGAGCCGGGCGGCCTCGGGTCGACGGGGTACCACGAGGGCCAGGAGGACGTGCAGGAGCGCGTCGGCACGAAACCCACGATCGACATCATCCAGACGATCGTCACCAACCTGGCGCGCAAGTACCAGCACTGCCCGCCCGAGCTCGAGTTCCGCGTCTTCGGCCTGGACTCCGACGACGAGGCCGCACAGGACGAGGTCATCCAGGCGAAGGTCGCCTCGGGCCGCATGACGCTGAACGAGTCCCGCGACGAGGAAGGCCGACCGCGCTACGGCTTCGCCGAGGCGGACATGCCGATGCTCCAGACCGCTCGCGGTGTGGTGTACCTGGAGGGTTCGAGCGAGCAGGCGCCCCCGGGTGAGCTGGTGATGCCGGCGCAGGCGCCTCCGAACTCGGATCAGCCGGCCCCGGCGGATTTCGAGCCGGACGACGACCCGGACGCGGACGTGGCCGACGATGCGAAGCAGCCGGGCAAGCCGGCCGCGAAGCCCGCGGCCGGCGCGCCGGTCGACCGTGCGGCGAAGTCGGCGGAGCTCGAGGCGTACCGCAACTGGCTGCGCCACCGGCCGCGCGCAGGCAAAACCTTCGAGCTGCGGGCCCTGTCCGCTGGCGAGGCGCACGCCAACGGCATCGACCCGGGCCGCGTCACCTTCAAAGCCGCAGGTGATGACGGCCCAAAAGGCCAAGCCCCCGACGGGGCTGAGCAGTGGCCCGGTTGGTCGCTCGACCTGGCGGCCGCCGCCTATTGGGCGCCGCTGATCGCCGCAGCCCTGTCGGGTGCGGTGGACGCGCAGCAGCTCGCCGAGGCGTGGATCGCACACGCACCCACCGTCGGCGTTGCCGGCGGGGATGAGGCCGAGCAGCTCGCCCGCTGGACGACGGCGGCGGCGACGTGGATCGAGCGTGAGCGCGACGCGGCCACCGCCGCGCTGACCACCGTCCTTCAGGGCGTCTACGCCGACGGGTACGTCATCGGCTCCGCCGCGGCGACCGCGGTCGTGGACGGCACCGCGATCGACGTCGGGGCGTGGACGGTCGGCGACACCGAGGCCGCACGGCTGCTGCTGTCCGACCTCGGCGACGGGTCCGGTCTGCGCACGCTGCTCACCCAGGCCGGGATCACGATCAAGTCCGTCGTCGACACCAAGCTCGAGGAACTCGGCCAGCTGCTCGCGCAGGGCATCGCGCGCGGCGACTCGGCCGACACGCTCGCCGCCTCGATCCGCGGCGTCCTGGCCAACAAGTCCCGCGCGCTGATGATCGCGACCACCGAGATGAACCGCGCCGTCTCCGCGGCCACGGTCAACAACTACGGGCGGCGCGGCATCACCGACGCCTCGTGGGCCACCGCGGACGACGACCGGGTGTGTCCGGTGTGCGGCGGCAACGAGGCCGAGGGTCCGATCCCGCTCGGCGAGCCGTTCGCGTCCGGCGACCCGCATCCGCCGGCGCACCCGTGGTGCCGCTGCGCCCTGATAGCCCACATCGTTCGTGAGGAGTCCCGGTGAACGACACGATTACAAGGGCGTACATCGGCGACATCACCAAGTGGGACAAGACCGCCGACGGCGACCTCGTCATCTACGGGAAAGCAGCGGGTCCCGATCTCGACCTCGACGGCGAGCGGTGCGACCCGAACTGGCTGCGCAAGGCCGTCCCGGCGTGGTTCGAGTGGGGCAACATCCGCGAGCAGCACGGCCAGGTCGCAGCTGGCGTCGGCATCGAGCTGAACAACGAGGGCGACGACTGGTACATCAAGGCGCTCATCACGGATCCGGTCACCGCCCACAAGATCGAGACGAAGACGCTCAAGGGTCTCTCGCTGGGCGCGATCGATGCCCGGACGTACAAGGATGCGGCGGGCAACATCTGGTTGACCGACGGCAACATCATCGAGTTCTCGGCGGTCGACCGGCCCTGCAACAGCACCGCCACGATTCAGGATGCGACACGGCTCGCCGCGAAGTCCGCGGAGGGCAAGTGGGCGCCCGTTTCGTCGGCTGGCGACGTCATCTGGACGAAGGCCGTCAAGCTCGACGAACCCCGCGGCGCGGCCGGCAGCCAGAAGACCGCCCTGGCCGAGCCGGACGGCGGCGCGCCGGCGTTCGACCGGTCGCTCGCCCTGGCGGTCGCGGCCGCGGTGCAGAAGAAGGACCGGCCCGGCGCTCTCAAGCTCGTCGCACCGCTCACCACAAAGGCCGTGGCGGCCGACGGGTTGCAGGACGAGGCGCCGGACATCGCGACCGGCAAGCAGGTCATCGCGCTGCTCGGCCAGCTCATCGCCGCGGAGGCGGCCGAGCTCGCGGCCGGCTACTTGGACGAGACCTGTGACATCTCGCTGCTCGTGCAGGCCACTGACTGTGTGAAGTGGTGGATCAAGGGCGAGCAGGCCGCGGCCGACGAGCCCGAGGCACCGTACGCGCCGGACGACGAGGACGACACCACGATCGTCTACGTCGGGCTGAGCGCCTCACGCGGCCTGCTGTTCAAGTACGTGTCGCAGGACAAGCGCGACGAGTACGCGAAGTCGGGCATTGCGATGCCCAACGGAGACTTCCCGATCCCGGACGAGGGCCACCTCACCTCGGCGATCGGGCACCTCGGCAACTACACCGGGGACAAGGCCGCGGCGAAGGCGCACATCATCAAGCGCGCCAAGGCCTTGGGCAAGACCAGCCTGCTCCCGGACGACTGGGATGCGGACGGCTCGGACGACAACAAGGGCAAGACCGTCGAGCCCGAGACCGTGAAGACGGCCGGCCTCGACGAGGCGGCAGTACAGAAGATCGCGAAAGCGGCGGCGGCAGAGGCCACGAAGGCCGCACAGGCAGAGATTCAGTCTCTGCGCGGCGAGCTGGCACAGGTCAAGTCGACAGCGATTCCAGGCGGTCCCTACATCGTCGCGCCCCCGGCGCTGGCGGTCACGGGCACCGCGAACAAGGCCGCGGAATACCGGGCGATCGCCGACAAGTCGGCCGATCCCTCCGTCCGCGCGGCCTACCGCGCACGGGCCGCAGAGCTCGACGCGGAAGCGAAGCGCTAACCGACAACGACCACCCCGGGAGGGGAAATGGCACCACGGGCGACAGCGAGCATGCTCGACGCCATGTTCGACCCGCGGCAGATGAGCCGCGCCGAGCAGGCCGACCGCCTCGAGGCCTTCAAGGCCGCGTGGGCGGACTCCATCGCGGCGACGGACAACGGCGACCACGAGGTGCGCCGCGTCAGCTTCCAGGACGGCGGCGGCCACTACCGCATGATCAAGGGCGCGGGGCAGAAGCGCCGCGTCATGAACTGGCTGTCCTCCCCGGAGGGCCAGTCGGTGGCGAAGTCCGCGGGCGGCGCGTCGGCCGGCCTCGAGCGGGACCTCGACGCGGTCCGCGGGTACCTCGAGGCGGACCTGCGCAAGGACTGGACGCCGACCAACCCGATCTCGACGGGGATCGTGCCGTACGACCTCGAGGCGCTGATCAAGCAGCTCGTCCCGCGTGACACCCCGTTGCGCAACGACTTGATGCGGATGCACGGCGAGGGCAACGCGCGCCGGTACTTCCGCATCACCGGTTGGACGAACTCCCGCTCCGGCGGCGTGGCGTCGGCGACGCCGTTCTTCAACAGCCAGACCGTCAGCACCACGTTCGGGTCGCTGGGTCTGCGCCGCCCCCCGAAGATCTCCTACGCGGGTGACTTCGACACCGTCCCGTACGTCGAGCTCGGCTTCTCCGACTCGGTCGCGTGGATCGCGCAGTTCGAGGCGCTCGGCCTGACGGACCTGCGCGCCCTGTCGCACACCGCGTCGATGTGGGCGCACCTGCTCGGCGAGGAGCAGGGCCTGCTGTTCGCCCGCGGCTCCCAGACCGGGTACGAGGGCGCGGTGTCCGCGCCGTCGGGTGTGACCGCGGCCGGCTCCAACACCGGCGGGTCGCTCGCGTCCGCGACCTACTACGCCCGCGTCGCGGCCGTGGCCGGGTTCGCCGCGACCGGCCTGGGCCAGTCCGTGTCGAGCACGGAGGTCAACACCGGTGCGATCACCGGCCCCAACGGGTCGGCCACCTTCACGGTGGGCACTGAGCCGGTGGGAGGCCTGTACTACGCCCTGTACGTCGGGACCGCGACCAACACCGAGACGTTCCAGTACACCTTCGTCGGCAACTCGACGGTGATGACGGCGTACGTCACCGGCGGCGCCGCGTACCCGGTGGCGGACACCACCGCGGACCCCAACGCGTACGACGGCGCGCTGACCACCTACGCGGACCCGACGAAGTCCGGGTACGTGCAGCGCGTCAACGCCAAGTGGTCGACCTCCAACCCCGGTGTCGAGTTCGACACGATGCTCCAGACGATGTACGTCAACAACGCGGCCGACCCCGAGCAGTTCTGGATGGACGGCGCCCGCCGGGCGGAGCTGAACCAGCTCATGCGCGTCGGCGGCACCGGGAGCGGCACGTTCGGTGCGGCGTCCGGGTACCGCACCACGGTCGTGACCGGCGACGACGGCGTCACCATGTCCACGGTCGTGACCGGGTACATGAACCCGAACACGGCGCGGGTCGTCGACATCGAGGTGCACCGCTACATGCCCTCCGGGGCGGTGTGGGCGCGCACGATCGCGGTGCCGATCCAGGACGCGAACGTGCCCGCGGCGATGTACGCGGTCGACGTGCAGCCGTACATGGGCGTGGACTGGCCGGACATCCAGATGAGCTACGACATTTCGACGTACCAGGTCGGGACCGTCATCCACGCGGCGCCCGGCTGGAACGGGATGCTGCTCGGCGTCCAGTAGTCAGACCCTTGAGTTCCGGCGCCGCGTGACATTCGGGTCCGCGCGGCGCCGGGCCCGACAGCAGGAAGGGGCGCGCATGTCCGCGTTCAACGGCAACCAGGTGACCCTGGGCGCCGCGGCCAAGCAGATCCCGATCCCGGCGGGCAGCTACAACCTCGCGTTGGCCGCGATCGGCGCGACCGTGTACGTCGGCGGCCAGACCGTCAGCACGACCACCGGGCTGCCGCTGGTCGCGGGCGCGCAGCCGATCGTGTTCCCGGTGGCGGCCGGTTCCGGCGGCGGCCTGTACGCGGTCGGCGCCGGGGGCACGCTCGCGTGGATGGAGGCGGCCTGACATGCGGGTCACCACAGAGTCGCCGATGGTGACGCGCACCGAGGTCGGCGACCGCACGTTCGTCGCCAAGGACGGCATCTTCAACATGCCGGACGAGCACGGCCGCCTGTACCTGAAGGCCACCGGGCAGGCCGCGCTGTCGCTGGCCGGGGTGCGGCGCACCCGCGACGGCTACTGGTGCGAGCCGTGCCGGTTCGCCACCTACTTCAAGAAGTGTTCCAAGTGCGGCGGCGAGTGCCGCCGGGAGGAGAACCCCGATGGCAGCAGCAACGCGCGCAAGGACTTCCCGCCAGTCGTCCTCACCGGCTGGTGAGGCGACCGCCGTCGAGCCGGACGGCCTCGAGGAGGAGGGCTTCGAGGACGACCTGTGCGGCCAGGGCTGCCACGTCGGCGGCGTCGCCCCGGGGTCGGTGTCGGTCGGCTGCGAGCACGGCACCTACCAGGTGTCCGAGAAGCACTGGCGCAAGCCCGCGTCGGACGTGTCCGTGCGCCCGGAGACGGTGCACGACCGCTCCATCCACCACGAGCCCACCGCCAAGGCCGCGGCCCTGGCGGACGGCGTGGCACTCCAGCCGCTCGTCGACCAGGTCAACGCGCACGACGAGCGCATCGCCACGCTCGAGCTGCAGGTGCGCCAGCTGGCCACGCTCGTGCAGGCGCTCGTGGACACCGACGAGGGCGACGGCGACGAGACCGCCACCGGCGGCGAGTAGCCGGTGCCCGGTCCCGTCCTGGAGATCGGGCAGCCCGCGGCGAAGTGGGGGCTGGCGCTGATGAGCTCGCAGCAGCGGTTCTCCACCCTCTCCCCGTCCGAGCCGGTGGTGTGCTCGGTGCGCGCCTACCAGGCCGGCGCACTGGTGAACCCCACGAGTGGGACGGTGCAGTTCGCGTTCGCGTCCTCGCCGCTGCTACCGCCCTCCACCTGGTATGCGGGTTCGTGGGACGTCAACGAGATCGGCGACTACGTCGCGCAGTGCGAGATCGGCTCGTCCGGTGTGGTCGCCCTGGCGGCGGGGGTGTGGTGGGTGTGGGTGCAGGTGACGCTCTCTCCGGTGGACGTGATCCGGCAGATCGGCTCGATCGTCATGGAATAGGGGTGGCCGCGTGGCGTTGACTGCGGTCGCGACGAACACGAGCCCGATCGTTCACATCCCGTACATCACCACCGCGCAGTTCCGGGCCGCGCAGACGCCGGTGAACTGCGACTCGTTGGTGGCCCGCGGCAGCCCGGCGGACCAGGAGGCGGCGCTCGCGAAGCTGATCCTGGACGCGTCGACGATCGTGTACGGGATCTGCCATCAGCTGCTGTACGCCACGGTCGACACGGAGCAGGACGAGCTCGAGGTCGACCGGTGGGGCAGGCTGCTGATCCACCCGCGGTTCTTCCCGATCCTCGAAGTCACCGACCTGTGGACGGGCGTCGACCCGGGCACTCTGACGGAGGTGTCGTCGCTGGCGTCGGTGGAGGTCGAACCGAAACGCATCGTGATCACACAGAACTTCGGCAGCGGGCCGCTCGTCTCCTCGTCCGGGCCGATCGAGTTCGGGTCTTTCGGTGCTGCGCAGGCGCCGATCCCGTCGTACGCCCGGTGGACGTACGGCAACGGCTGGCCCGTCACCACCCTCGCCGCTCCGGCTGCGGCGGGTGCGACGTCGATCACGGTGAAAAACGCGACCGGCGTCTACCAGGTCGGGCCGCAGCTGCGCATCGAGGACGGCGCGAACCGCGAAATCCTGACCGTCACCGGACCACCGACCGGTACGACCATCCCGGTCGCCGCGCTGGCCAACACGCACCAGACCGGCGCCGGGACCACCGCGCTGCCCGCGGACGCCGAGCACGCCGTCGAGCTGATCGTCACCGCGCTGGTCAAGCGCCGCGGCGCCGGGGCCCTCGTCGCCGGCACCACCGGCACCAAGGACTCGAAAGATCCGTTCGGCGCCGCGGACGACATCGAGGCCGCGCAGAAGATCCTCGAGGACGGCGACTACGTGGCCGTCGGCGGCCGGTCGTGACCCGCAAGGCAGTCCGGCACGCGCTCGCGGACTGGCTGAACGCCGCCGAGATCAAGGGCCTGGACCGCGTGCACCCGGGGCCCTTGTACGAGGTCCCGTGGGAGCAGCACCAGTCGGACCCGACGCACATGTGCCAGGGCTGGATCCTCGTGCCGCGCTACCGGCGCGACCGGATCGCCGGCGGTAACCCGCTGGCGAACGGCGCGCCGACCGGTCAGAAGAACGTCGTCGCGACGGTGCGGCTCGTGCTGTTCTTCCGCTCGACGGACCCCTCCGGGTGGCTCGACGCGCAGGACCAGTTCGACGACGTCACGGCGGACGTCACGAGCCAGCTCGAGGCCGGCGCGCGGGTCGCGGGTCGCCCCGACCTGTTCGTGTCGGTCGGCGAGTACATCGGAATCGACCAGCAGAACGACGAACCGGTCGCGCTCAACGGCGGCACGATGCAGGCCGAGGCGACGATCACGTTCGAAGTCGATGAAGTCATCAACGCGTAGGGAGCCATCGATGGCAGGGCAGCGCGCTTCGAGCGCCTCGGCGGCCGCGGCGCCGCCATCGGAACCCACGCTGGCACCGGACGAGGCGGCGACTGAGCCGGTCGACGTCGGCGCCGTGTTCGAGTTCCTCGACGAGCAGCCGCACGTCTACACCCCGCGCGGCCTGCCGCCGGTGACCGCGGTGCAGGGCAGCGTGCACGAGCTGGACTGGACGCCGACCGACGGGCGCTGGCAGCCCACGGACAAGCCCGTCACGCACTACCCGGACGACGACCCTCGCTCCGGCGCCCCGGTGCCGTTCCAGCTCGAGGCGGCGGACGGCCTCGAGGAGGCGGTGGCCGCGGGTGCCGCGATGCGCGAGCAGGCCGCCCAAGCGGAAGCCGCCCTGGCCGCGGCCGAGAAGACCGAGGAGGCGTAGGCCATGGCTGGACCGACCGTCTACCCGGTACCGAACGTATTCTGCGGCTGGGCGAGGGAGGCCACCCCGGGTGTGCCGGTGCCGATGACCGGCACGCTCGGCCTGGAGAAGCCGCTGGAGTGGAACGACAAGGTCACGTGGCTCGAGGACATGTCGCTTCGGGGTGTCATGACGACGGGGCCGTTCGGGGTGCAGCCGGGTGTGACCCTCGGTGAGCTGACCTTCCCGGAGTCCCCGGTGTACTGCGACAGTTTCGGGGTCGTGCTCGGCAACATTATGGGCGACCTGGTGGTCACCGGGGGGGCGGCGCCGTACACCAACGCGTTCGCGCTGCTGAACACCGCGGTCGGGCAGCCGACCACGCACACGTTCGAGCAGTACTACGGGCCGACCACCACATCCGGCTCCCGGCTGTTCACCGCGTCGGTGTTCTCCGAGGTCACGATCGCGTGGGACGTGGCGAAGAAGTGGCTGACCTGGTCCGGGAAGGCGAACTCGTGGGCGTCGACGGCGGCGGCGTCGCTGCCGGTGGACGCCCAGTCGACGGTCAAGCCGATCCCGTCGTGGCAGATCGCGATGGGCCTGGGCGGTACGGCGGTCGGTGCGCCGATCACGACGTGCCAGTCCGGGAAGATCACGATCAAGCGTGAGGTCAGCCCGGAGTACGGCAGCGCGACCACGCAGAACCCTTACGCGATGGTGCGCGGCGCCCTGACGGTGTCGTTCTCCGACCTGGTGTTCATCACCACGAACGAGGCCATCTACAGCGACATGATCAACAATTCGCAGCCGCAGACCCAGTTCGTCTGGAACGTCGGCTCGGGCGCCACGCAGATCGCACTCCAGATCGACGCGCTGCTCACGGCGTTCCAGGTCGCCAAACCGAACTACGGCGGCAAGATCGTGAAGTGGAGCACCAGCGGCGAGTTCGTCGCCAACACGACCAACGTCGGCGCGTCCGGCGGCCAGTGCCCGGCGAAGTTCACCCTCACAAACGCCGTCAACGGCGCATACGTCTAGACCCGTAAGGACCCGAAGACCCGTGACCGACACAGCCGACCCGACCGGCCTGCCCGCCGGCGCCATCCCCCTCGCCGACGGCCACTGGGCCGTCCTGGAGGACTACCACGAGCTGAACGGCGCCGACACCGCCGAGATCCTGCTCGCCATCACGGCCGGCAACGTCAGCTCCCAAATGCACCTCGCGCTGATCAAACGCCTGGTGAAGAACACGTCCATCCCGGGCCTGTCCTACCCGCTGACCGATGCCAGCTTCCGTTTCATCCCCGCGGCCTCGTTCGCGAAGCTGCTGGCCGCGGTGCGCCCGGCCTACCGGATGGTCAACGGCGTGGACGTCGCCCCGGTGTTCGACGAGCACACCTTCCAGGACCCGGCTTCCCCTACTGCGGGTTCGAGCGAGTAAAGGCCGTCCTGGCCGGCAACCCGCCGGAACCGGGCACCTACCCGGTCACCGACTGGGACCTCGCCGAACCGTATCTGTGGGCGCTGTGCAGGCACGGCCTGACCAAGCCGCAGCTCGACGCGACGCCGTACTTCCTGCGCGTGCGGCTGCGCCTGTACACGGAGCACTACGACGCCGAGCGGCGCCGCCGCGGCCTGTGACCGGGGGTGCGTCGTGGCGATGCACTGGGAGGTGCGCGGCGTCGACGCCTGGAACGCGCAGTTGCAGGCGCGCTTCGAGGCGTTGACCCGGGCGACCGCGGGCGCCGTGGACCGCGGCGCGGGCATCGTCCAGAACGACGCGCAGGCGCTGCTGTCGCAGTACACGCATCCGCGCGGCACGTGGACGCCCTCTCCGCCGGGCTATCCGCCGGCTCTCATCTCCGGCGGGTTGCGGCGTTCGATCCGCGCGGAGCGGGTGCAGCAGACCGGGCCGGGGGTGTTCCAGGCCCGCATCGGACCGAAGATCATCTACGGGCGGATCCAAGAAGTCGGCGGCACCATCGTCCCCGTCCGCGCGAAAGCCCTGAGCTGGCTCGACGCCGACGGCGACCGCGTGTTCGCGCACAGCGTCACCCTCCCGCCGCGCCCCTACATGCGCCCCGCCGTCGACGGGGCGCGCGAGGAGATCCTCGACTACTTCGTCTGGGCCTGGAACCGCGCCCTGCACACCGACGCATAGACCGGGGGTGCGGCGATGGCGGATCCGATCGACCCGGTCGTAGCGACGATCATCGGCGACAACTCCGGCCTCGCCGCGACCATCGCGGACTCGCAGGGCATGATGTCGGGGTTCGCCGCTAGTGCGCCGGCGATGCAGTTCGGGCCCGAGACCGCCGCGGGCCTCACCGACGCGGCCGCCGGCGCCGAGGAGCTCGGCGCCGCCGAGACCGCGGCGACCATGAGCGCCGAGGAGCTCGCCGCCGCCATTAGCGAGCCCATGGCGGTCAGCGCCGAGGACCTCACCCGCACCGCGTACGAGGCGGAGCTGCTCGCCGGCGACATCCAGGAACTCACCGCCGCGGCTGAGGAACTCGGCGCGTCCGCGGACCAGGCCGCGGCGGACCTCGCCGCCGTCACTGCGGAACTCGACAAGGAGGCACAGACCGCCGAGGTCACCAAGGAGAAGGTCGACGGGCTCGGCGAGTCGTTCAAGGGCCTCGTCGTCACCATGGGGGTCGTCGAGGGCGCGGCGATGCTCACCGGCGCCGGCGTCCTCGGTTTGTCGGCCGCCGTCGTCGGGGTCGGTTACCTGATCACGGATCTGGGGGGCAACGCGCAGGACGCGTTCACCCGGATCGAGGACGCGTTCCGCAACGCGGCCGGGGTGGCGTCGCAGGCGTTCGAGCCGGCGATCAACACGATCGTCGGCGAGTTCCAGGGCCTGGCGCAGCACATCGAGCCCGACATGCAGAGCCTGTTCACGGCCCTGGTCGGTCCGGCGGAGTCGTTCGGCCAGGGCCTGGCGGACGCGATCGGCCACGGCATGGACGCCCTGGTCCCGGCAATCGAGCAGATGGAACCGTTGATCGCGTCGATCAGCGCGGACCTCGGCCCGCTGTTCGTGGGCGTGGCGGGGTTTGTCCAGGATATGTCGGCGGCGTTCGAGGCCGGCGGCGGCCAGCAGGGCCTGAGGCAGTTCGCTGCGGAGATCGGGCAATTGCTCCCCGTGCTCGGCGAACTGGTCGGCGAGATCGGCGCCGGGCTCCTGCCGGTCGTGCAGGTGCTCACGCCGATGATCGAGGTCTTCGTGGACGGCCTGAACGCCATCGGCCCGGGCGCCACGACGGCGATCGCCACCGCGGTACTGCTCGCGAAGGGCTGGAGTGAGCTCAACGCCCTGAGCGGCACCGTGATCAACGCGTACAACGCGGTGGCCAGCGGGGTGAACTGGCTGACGGGCGCCCTGACCGGCAACGCCGGGGCCGCGGCCTCGGCCGCGACGGCCTTGACCGCGGAGGGTGCGGCCGCGGACGAGTCGGCCGTCGGAGACGCGGCCTCGGCCGCCGCCGCCGATGTCGCGTCGGTGTCGCTGCTGGACATGGCGGCGGCGGCCGCGTCGCTCGTCGTGGAGTTCCTGCCGCTCATCGCGGGCGTCGCGGCCGTGGCGCTCGCCGGTTACGAACTGGTCGAGCACTGGTCCGACGTCACCAGCTTCTTCTCGCAGGTCGGCGGCTACATCACCGGCGGCATCGAGCAGATGGCCGGCGACGTGCCCGGCACGATCGAGGGCATGATCTCCGGGATCACCGGGATCTTCCCGCAGGCGATCCAGGACATGGTCAACTTCGGCGAATCCATGATCCAAGGCTTGATCCAAGGCATCCAGGAGATGGAGCAGGCGGTCCTCGGCCCGATCGAGGACCTGGGCCACCGGATCAGCTCCACCTTCGGCAGCGTCCTGGGGATCTTCTCGCCGTCGCGGGTGTTCCAGGAGCACGGCCAGATGATCGGCGCCGGGCTGGCGCTGGGCATCACCGACTCCCTCGGCGCGGTGGGCGCCGCCGGCTTGCAGCTGGCGTCGGCCGCGGGCGGCGGTTTCGGATCCCCCGGCGCGGGGTCGCCCGGCGCGTACGCCCCGCCCACGCAGTCCGGCGGCGGCGGCCAGGGCGCCGTGCAGGTGTACGTCACGATCAACATCCCGTCCCAGCCGTTCTCGGTCGCCTCGTCGACGGAGATCGCACAGGTGGTCACGAGCGCGTTGCAGGACTCCAACCTGCTCAACGGCGTGACCATGGCGGCCCACTCCGGCGTGAAGGGCGGTGCGGGGCGATGACGGGGATTCCGGGGCAGCCGCTCATCGTCCACGAGGCCGCGTTCAACACGCGCTTCGGGTCCGGGTCGCAGCCTTTTTGGACCGACCTGACCAACCGCGTCGCCGGCGCGTACACCTGCCAGCGCGGGCAGCAGTACCAGCGCTCCCAGGCCCAGGCCGGGACGCTGAACGTGAACTACCGCAACGTCGACGGCTACCTGGACCCCTCGAACGCGTCGTCGCCGTACTCGGGGATCGACCTGTACCGGCCGATCCGGATCCGCGCCCAGTACCCGCAGACGCAGAACCTGCTCACGGGCGACCAGGCGACCGCGGGCGAGGCGACCCCGGTCGCACCGGGCGCGATCCCGGCGGCGATGAACATCGGCGGCGCGCTCGCCACGCCGACGATCGTCGCCAGCGGCACCGCGTACCAGGGCACGCAGGTCTACCAGGTGTCGATGCCCGCGAACGCGACGGCCGGGTTTTTCGCGATCGACGTGCAGTACGTGCCGGTGCAGACCCCGTCACCGGCCGCGCCGACGCCGACGTACTCCTGGTCGATCCAGATCCGGTCGCTGACGTCCGGCGCGAACCCGAGCATGGCCGCCGCGGTCAAATGGTTCAACAACACGGGGGGCACCGTGTCGACGACGACGGGGTCCACGTCGGTGCTGACCGGCAGCGGCACCGCGGGGTGGACCGAGGTGTCGGTGTCGGGGCAACCGCCCGCGGGCGCCGTGTACGGCGAGCTGGCCGTCGCGATGGCCGCGACGGGCCCGTCATCCGCGTGGACTTTCCAGGCGGACGGCCTGCAGTGGGAGGCGGCCGCGGCGCCGACCGGGTGGACGCAGCCGGGCACCTGGTACGGGATCTGGGCGGGGGCGCTGAACGCGTTGCCGCGGGCGTTCTCGGGCGCCGGGGTGACGCTGTCCGGCGGCAACCGCGGCGTGGTGCGGGTCACCGCGACGGACGTGCTCGGCATCCTCGCGGGCGGGAAACTGAACGACTGCTTCCTGAACACGTTGCTGGGCTACCAGCCGGATTTCCTGTACCCGCTCAACGACCCGGCGTATGCGACGGGCACGCAGTATTGGCAGGACTGGACCGGACAGCGCGGCCAGGTGACCTGGGTGCAGGCCGGCAACAAGGGGAACACCACTGCGGGCGCGTCCTTCGACGGCGAGTTCTTCGGGACGAACGGGCCCGTCACCGCGCTCACGAACGCCCTCGCCGACTTCGACTCGTTCGGGCCGAACGGCCTGTGGTGGTCCAGCGGCGTGAGCCTGACGTCGCAGGCGGCGCAGGTCGGGCCGCCGCCGCTGTCCGCGTGGACGCGGGTCATGGCGGTGCAGATGGAGGCCGTGGAGACGACTCTCGACCAGCCGGGCGCCCCGTACAACGGCTCGCCGCTGCTGCGCTGCTGCGCCTTCGCGCTGGTCGGCCCGGCGCCGAACGGCTATCCGCAGATTTCGCTGAGCGCCTACCAGGCGATCACCTGGTCGTCGGGCGGTGCGACGTACGCCGCGCCCTACGTCCTTTTCGAGGCCTGGTCGGCGGCGGGGACGCACATCACCCAGCAGATCTGGGTGAACAACACCCCGGCCAGGCTGGACGACGGCTTCTGGAAACTCATCGCGCTGTCGCTTAGCGCCAACGGGCAGACGTTCACGCTGATGATCGGCGACACGAACACCGACGCGACGTATTCGTTCACGATCTCAACCGGCGGCGTGGATTTCCGGGCGCCCTCGGCGACCTCGTATCAGACGGACATGCTCGGCTGCTGGTGGGCCCCGTGGGCACCCTTGATCAACACGTATCCGTCCGGGTCGGGGCCCGTCCAGTGGGGCATGAACGGCTGGCTCGGGCCGGTCACCGAATACGACTTCGCGATCTCCTCGGCGCAGTTCGCGGACATGTGGGCCAGCTTCCAGACCGCGTACTCGGGCGACACGACCGGGGCGCGGGCGGCGCGGTACCTGACGTGGGCCGGCTGGGCCGGGGCCACCGCCATCGACACCGGCCTGTCCACGATGGGACCGGCCGGCGGCCTCGGATCGTCGCAGGGCCCCTGGTCCGGGGCGAGCCCGCTGGCCGCGCTCCAACCGGTGGTGCTGCTCGAGGACGGCATGATGTACGCCGGCACGGACGCGGGCACCGGCACGGGCGCGCCGTTCGTGTTCCACGGCCGCACCTACCGCCAGACGCAGGCGGTCCCGGTCGCGGTGTTCGGCGAGGGGGCGCCGGTCGGCGCGGCCGGGGAGGTGCCGTACTTCGACGCCAGTCCGGGCTACGACACCGCCGAACTGATCAACATCGCGCTTTTCAACTGCACGAACGGCACCTCGGGCGCAGACTCGATCCCCATCGGGGCGATCAACACCGGGTCGGTGAACTCGTACTACCCGGAGTCGATGCAGCAGACCATCAACCCGGCGACGAACGCCCAGGCGCTCTCCCTCGCCCAGTGGACCGTGAACTGCGCCGGCAAGCCGTACGACCGCATCGCGACGCTCGTGGTGCAGCCGTCGCACACCGCGGGGATCTGGGCCGCGTGCCTGGGCCTGGACCTGGACGAGCTGGTGACGCTCAACCGGCGCCCGCTCGGCTCCGACGTGCTGTCGATCGAGGCGTTCACGGAGAACCTGTCGTGGCGCATCGACCCGACGGTGCCCTCGGCGCAGCTGACGATCCAGGCGTCCCCGGCGGCGCTCGACTCGCCGTGGCTGCTCGCAGCCCTGCACACCACCCTGAACGCGACGGCCAATTCCGGGTCGAACTCGGTGACGATCAACGCGCTGCCCGACGCGGCCGTCAACAAACTGAACCAGTCGATGCTGCCGAACCAGCAGCTCACCTTCGAGCCCGGGACCCCTCGGGCCGAGACCGTGACCGTCGTGCCGCCGCTGCCCGCGACCGCGCTGGGCTATACGACCGCGACGCTCACCGTCACACCGGCGCTCGGCTTCACGCACGCCGCGAACACCATCGTATGCTCCCCGCTGCCGACGGGCGTGACCAATCCGGCGGCCTACGACGGCCGTTCGGTCCTGGGCGTGTCCACCCGGCTCGGGTTCTAGGGAGGGCGGCCGATGTCAGCACGAACCCTGCCGTCGCTGCCGACCTTCTCGGCCGAGACGGGCGTCGTCGTCACCGCGTCCCAGATGGCGCTCGTGACGGCGTACCAGCAGTTCTGGGCGGACCCGCCGATGTTTCGCATGTACCAGACCGCCGGCCAGTCGGTGGCCTCCGGCGCCAACACGCAGATCACGTGCGACAACGGCTCTTACGACACCGACTCGGGGCGGTCGGGGTCGAGTCCTTATTCCTACACGATCCCGTTTGCCGGGAGGTGGCGGATCACGGGGCTGGTCGTGTGGCCGACCAGCGCGACAGGCGCGCGCCAGACGCTCATCTTCCAGAACGGGTCGGCGATCATCGGCGCGTTCTCGTCGACGCCCGGCGTCGCCCTTACCAACGGCACGCAGGTCACCGTCACGGTGCCATGCAATGTCGGGGACGTGATCGCCTTGTACGCATGGCAGAACTCCGGGGGACCCCTGACCACGAACGTGGGCTCGGCGCAGAACAGCTTCATCGAGGGCGAGCTCGTGTCGCTGGCGTCGCCGTGAACAGGAGGTCGTGATGGCGGAGACCGTCGCCGTTGCCCGGGTGTGCCATGCGTGCGTCGCGCCCGCGACCTTGCAGTGGCAGCGCCGCGCCACCGACGCGGAGGCCGCGGCGCAGACGGCGGCCATCGAGGAGATCGTGCGCTTCACGGCGACACCCGAATACATCGCCGAGCGCTACGGCGTGCTGCGCGAGGGCGTCTTCGGGTGCGCCGGGCACGACCTGTCGCCGCAGCCAGCCGACCCGTCGCCGGCCGCGCTCGCGGCGGCGAAGCAGGCCGGGGCCGACGCGCGCGCCCGGCTGCACGACGCGGACTGCGGCGGCCACGGGCACTGCACCTGCGCAGGCGTCCCCGCTACTTCCCTCTGACCGTCCCGCAGATATCCGACGGGAGACCGATGGCCGTCTTCGAGCACGTCCCCCACCCGCACGCCGCCGCCCGGAGCCGCAGCGGCCCGGTCACGGTCGCTGGCCAGATGAAGACCGGCGGCTGGTACTCCCGTGTCAACGCGCGGCTCGCGGTCCGGATCACGGCCGGTGTCGGCTCCATGACGTGCGCGTGGCTGTTCGCGGTCCTCGCGCTCGCGGGACTGCCGACGGCGCTCGCCCCGGGCAACATCGGGTTCCTGTTCTGGTTCAGCAGCGACCTGCTGCAACTCACCCTGCTATCCGTGATCATCGTGGGGCAGAACCTGCAGGCGGCCGGCGCCGACAAGCGCGCCGAGCAGACCTACCTGGACGCCGAGGCGATCCTGCAGGGCCAGTCGCAGATCGCCGAGCACCTCGCGGCGCAGGACGCGGTGGTCGGGCAGTTGCGCGCCGAGCTGTCCGCGGCCGGGACGGGCCGTCGCGGGAGCGGTTCCCCGTGAGCGGCGCGTTGGCGACGATCGCCGCGGCCGCGATCGGCTCGCTGCCGGGGTGGGCCACCGTGTACGTCACCAACCGGCGTGCGCTAGGGCGCCAGACCGAGCAGCTACGGCAGGCCACGGACGCGCAGACCAGCGAGCTGAAGGCGCATTTCGGCGAGACCGCGGCGGACGGCACGGTGCCGCCGCCACAGACCTGACTATCCCCTGGAGAGCGCCATGGCGCTGAAAACCGGAACGGTCACATTCACCGACACCACCACCGTCGTCGAGATGGTCGCCCTGGTCGGCGGTGCGATTCAACAGGTCGGCTGGAACGGCTCGGTGGGCACGCCGTCGTTCGAGCTCTACGCGGATCCCGCGGGCGCCGACGGGGGCTGGGCGCTGACCCCGGCCGCCGGATGGGCATTCCCGCCTTTCGAGCCGATGCAGCCGGTCACCGCGACCGTGTACGCCAGGTGCACGGACCTGTCCGGCGCCGCGTCACAGCAGCTCGACTACTTCGCGTGGGATGAATCATGAGCCTGTCGTTCAGCACGGTGACGATCGACGACGGCGAGTTCCACGAGGTCGTGTCCGCGGCAGTCGCGTCCAGCGTTCAGTTCGGGTTGCTGTCGTCCTTCGAGTACGACCTAATACCGCAGGTCAGCTCTTCGCCGCTCGGGACGCAGCCCACGGACTGGGCAATGCAGCCGCTGACCGCGTTCACGGGGAGCGTGTACGTGCAGTTCCCGCCGGATTGGCTGCCCGCGGTGGTCCAGGTCGCCGTCTACAACGCGCAGTGAGGGGACACCGATGTTCATCGGAGACTCGGCGTACCCGCCGGCCGCCTACCCGACGAGTTTCGGCGGCAAGCCGATCGTGGGCTGGTGCGTCTACATCGGCGGCGACACCCCGCACCCGTGGACTTCCGCTGAGATCGAGCACCTGAAGGCGCTGCCCTGGTGCCGCTACATCGTCCCCATTTTCACCCGGTCGAACCCGGTCGGCGCCGACGCTGCCGCGGATGCCGCAGTCGCAATCGCCTGGGCCAAGACCTACGGCCAGCCCTCCGGCACGCTCACCGAGGTCGACTACGAGACAGCCCGGGACTCCGCCTACGAGCTGGCGTTCGCCGCCGCGCTCAGGGCCGGGGACGGCGACCTGGAACTGCTGTACGGCTCCAAGGCCGACGTGGTCAAGAACAGCAGGCCCGATGGCGGCTACGACGAGGCCGACTGGACCGGTGCGGACTACGCACCGGCGGACACCGCCGACCAGTTCGCAAGTTTCGCCGCGTACGACCTGAACGATTTCACGCCCGTCGCACCTCTGTGGGACCTGCGCCCGACTCCTGTTGCACCCCCGGCAACACCCACCGACCTCGAGGAGACCGAGATGCTGCTCATCCGCCAGGGCGGCACGACTGCCGCCGTCTACCTGCTGTACGGCGGCCGCATCGGCGGCATCGCCGACCACGTCTCGTACGACGGCTACGTCGCCGCCGGGGTGAAGGAGGCGGACGTGAGCGAGAAGGAGCTCGCGCGCCTGCTCGCCCTCTACGGGCCCTCGGCCTGAGTTGGAAATCGTCTTCTCCCAGGCTGGCCCGTGGGGTCTCGTGGTCGTCGTCCTCGGCGCGCTCGTCTCCGGCCGGCTCGTGCCGCGCAGCGCGCTGCGGGACCGCGAACGCCTGGTAGACCTGTACAAAGAGGCTTTCGAACACGAGCGCAAGGCGCGGGAACGCAGCGATAAACAGGTGGAGGAGATGCTCGAGTATGGGCGTACCGCCAATCACGTCCTGGCCAGCCTGCCCGCCGCGTCCGCTGCCGAGGGTGGACGAGATGCGACTGTGGCGTAGGCGCGTGCGGGACGAGGAGGAGATCACGACCGCGGAGCGCGCGGTGCTGGCGTCGCGCGAGCACCTGGAGAGGGTGGTCGCGCGGGGCCAGGAGGTGTCGCTCGTCGCGGGTAAACTCAAGGACATACGCCACGAGAACCACTTCTCCGAGCGGGTGAGGGCGATGCTGGCGGCGGAGAGGGATCGGGGACATGCGCACGGCGGCTGACGCGATGCAGTGCGGCGTCTTCTTCGCGGGGCTGTGCGGCACCTACTTCCTGTGGACGTACACGCGCCGGGCGCACTGGTGGCGGTACCGGGTGGGACGTGCGATGGCGTCGCTGGGCATCGCGGTGCTCATGCTGCTGCTGCCGCTCGCGCTGCATTACGTGTTCGGGTTGAGCACGGCCAATCTGTTCTTCACCTGGTACTACGCGGTGAACTTGTGGGCGGTGGGGTTCATCGAGTTGTACCGCGGGATGGTGGTGCGTCACCCGGACGACGAGTAGGCGCACCGGTCGGGCTGTGGGCCCTCCTCACCCTTCGGGGTGGGGGCTTTTCGTCATGTCCGCTGTGCGCTCTGCGCGAGGGCGCTGGACTGGGCGTTGAGCCGGGTGGCGAACTGGCGTGCTTGCAGCCGAGCGCCGGGGTGGTGACGCACGGTTATCTCCCGCACGGTCGCGACCGCGGGCCCCGTGACGGACAGGAAGACACTGCGGTCGTCGACGCGCTTTCGGAGCGCGAGGGAGAACACGCCGAACGCGGCCATGCGCGTGAGGGTGATGCGGCGCGAGAGCTGGCCGACGTCCTCCACGGCAGCGTGGGCGCCGGCCAGCGGGTAGCGGGCGCGCGGGCGCCCTTCACCGACGATGAGGTGTGTCGCGGTGATGGCGAGGTCGTCGTATCGGGTCAGGACGCGGTCGCGTTTGTCGAGCGCGTCGGTCTGGCGTCCCATGCGGATGAACACGCGGATGAGGATCGCGAAGACGCTCAGGCCGACGATGAGCATGATCAGGCCGATGGCGGCTTGGTGTTGCATGGGTACTCCCCCACGGTGAGACGTGATGTGCGCAGGGTAGCGCTGAACCCTGAATAGGGTCACGGGCCGTATGGTCGGCTGGGCAGATGGAAGCGCCCCCTTTTCGCGGAGGGGGCGCTTCTGCGCTGCCGGCGGTCGGCCCCGGTCTCCAGGTGGAAGACGGGTCGACAATACGCAACGCCCCCCGGGAAACCCGAGGGGCGCTGCGCTGCTCTCCCGACCGAGCTACAGGCCCGAAGACCCGGTCGGACTCGAACCGGCGACCGTGGCAGGGACGGGATTCGAACCCGCGACCTCTGGGTTATGAGCCCAACGAGCTACCGAACTGCTCCACCCTGCTGACACCAGGATAGCCCCGCTCAGAACCGGTCGCCGGGGGAATTGGACCGGTGCGCCGCGTGTGCCCGCTTGTCCGCCGTGGCCGCGGCGTACCGCGACAGCATCTGCCGCGACTTCCACCCGTTCAGCCGCATCAGGTCCGTCTCGGCGCCGCCCGACTCGAGCCACAGGTGGCTGAACGTGTGGCGGAACTGGTGCGGGTGCACCTTCTCGATCCCGGCCTGCGCGCACCGGCGCCCCAGCATCTGGCCCACGCCCCAGATCGTCAGGGCGTCGCGCCGCAGCGCCGAGATCCACAATGCCGTCTGCGTCTCGGGCACGCCGAGCTTCGCGCGCTCGCGCAGGTACCGCTCCAGCGCGAGGCCGGCCTTGTTGCCGAACGGCACCGCCCGCGGTCGGCGTCCCTTGGCGACGATGTGCAGCACGTCTTGGTCCATGTCCGCGTCGCCGAGCTGACGAACCGTCAGCTCGGAGAGGCGGACGCCGGTGTCGAGGAACAGCATGATGATGGCGGTGTCGCGCACCTGCGTGTAGCCGCGGCCGCGGCAGGCCGCGAAGAGTTTGCGCAGGGCGTCGTCGGGGATGACCGGCACCGGCACGTCCGGGATGATGGGCGACGTCATGTTCACCATCGGGGACCCGGGGATCTCCTGTTCCTCGGCGAGGTAGCGGAACAGCTGTTGGATGGAGCGGTATTTCACGGCGGCGTTGCCGGCGCTGGTGCGCAGTGCGGTGACGGCGATGTACGCCTCGAGGTGGGTGCGGGTGATTTCGGCGACGGTTTCGGGTGGCTGCAGGTCGTCGGTCTCGTCGCGGGGGTCGTCGGGGAACGCGGCGAGGTAGGAGTGGGGGAGTGCGGCGAGGAACTCGTCGAGGGTGCGGGCGGCGGACAGGTAGACGCGCTGTGTGGATTCGGCCTTGTTGGCGGAGCGCAGGCTGCGAGTCCAGGATCGTATGTACGGGGCGAGTAGCGGCACGGGGCGGAGCTCCCTTCAAGAGTGGTCTTGAATAGGCGCTTGGTCTATGGGCGGCATGCTAGTTCCGTCCCGGGGGACTGTCACGTGATTGTGCAGGTGGGAGTGGGTTTGTGCCCCCAGCAGGACTCGAACCTGCGACCAAGCGCTTAGAAGGCGTGTGGACTTAAGCGGCATCCTATCCTGCGTTTTCGCAGGGCGCGGGTAGACCGTGATGGTGGAAGTTGCTTGCTGTATCCCCGGGGTCAGTCGTGCGGGGGTGCGAGCCGTTCCCGCAGGATCCGCAGGGCGAGCGCCTGGGCGTTCAGGCGTCGTCGCAGGCGCCGCTGCGCGAGCCCTATCCAGACGATGGCCGTGGTGATGGTGAGGCCGCCCCCGGCGATGACGGCGAGTATCGCATCGCTCATTCACGTCAAAGTACTCACGTTTCCGGGGTGTGGCCCCTGCTGGCGCGCAGTAGTTCGGGGTCCTGGCGCGCCCGGGCGATCCGGATCGCGTTGAGGATCATCTCCTGGTCGACCGGGTCGAACCGGGCCCACTCCCGCGCGGTGACTTGCGGGAGCTCGGGCGGAGGACCCTGCTCTGAGCGGCGCACGACGGGTGGTCGACCGCCGAGAACGGCTTCGACAGAGCCCGGTTCCCACTCGAGCGGATTCTCGATCTTCGCGTAGTTGAAGCGCTCGGGCACCGTGGCGCCCGTCTCCCAGTTGACCCATGTCGTGCGCGAGACGCCGGCGACGCGGGCGGCGCGGCTCTGGCTGATGCCCAGTCGTTCGCGGCGCGTCCTGATCGCGTCGGGAAGGGTCTCCATGGTCGTTATCGTGGCTGTCCATTTTCGTCCAGTCCAGTAGCGCCGGTAGCAGTGTACTGTTTTGTGTCAGAACGGTTGACCAAAGTTGTACAGAGTCGTACTGTGCGTGTATGGCCAGTGACCCGGCACCGAACATCGCGCAAGAGACACCCATGGTGCGTGTCGACCGGCGCAAGCTGCGCCGCCTGCGCCAGCTCAGCGGCTTCAACCAGGCTCAGCTGGCGAAGCGCGCGGGCGTCAGCTACAGCTACATCGGCCACCTGGAACGCGGTACTCGCGCCTCTATGAGCCCGGCTGTGTACAAGCGGATCTGCGACGCGCTCAACGTCCAGGACCGTACAGAGCTGCTCGCTGCTGCCGATGGCGCGGGAGTGGCTTCGTGACGGTCTTCGAGTCGATGACCCCGGCCGAGCGGTCCCTGCGCGCCCGGTGCGCCTCGCACACCTCCTGGGCCAACACCGAGGACCGGGCCGCGCGCACCGCCAACGGCACCCGCGCGTTCCTCGCGCGCTTCGAGCGCCAGGTCGACCCCGAGGGCCTGCTCCCCCCGGCGGAGCGCGCACAGCGCGCCGTCTCGGCCCGCAGGGCCTACTTCGCCGATCTGGCCCGGCGTTCCGCGAAAGCCCGCAAGAAGCAATAACGCCGTCCCGCTGCCACGGGACGGCGTACCCCACCCACTCAACTACAGAGGAGATGACCCTCGTGTCTCATTCTACAAGGGCCTGGTGGCCCAAGCGCCACCACCACAGGCACCGGGCGGTGCGCGGCAGCAACCTGCCGGGCGTCCACGTCAACGACGTCCGGGACCAGGCGGCGCTGGCGGCGTTGCGGCCGGCTGCGGCGTCGTTGCGGTTCGCGGGGACGGTGACGCTGCCCGCTGCGGACCCGACGGCGCCGCGCGCACTGCGGCGCGTCGAGCAGCCGGTGCCGCCGCGCCCCGTGCCGGGGGCGCGTTCGCGTGCCCTGTTCGGGCGCACGGCGCTGCCCGTGTACTTGGCGCCGGTCCGGGTGTCCGAGGTGACCGGGCGCACGAACGCGCCGTCGCAGGAGCGGCTGATCCCGGTTCCTGTGCCGGCGTCGGCGTCGGACGGTCCGACGGAGGTGCTGCCCGCAGTGGTGGAGCGCCGGTCGCCGCGCATCGCGTGGCCGCGGCACGCCGCCGCGCAGGCCCGCGCGGTCCTGCACACCCTGTCCGGGCGCCCCGTGGTGACGGACTGGACGCGGGACCCGGAGCTGCTCGCCGAGTTGAACGCGACCGCGCGGGAGCAGTCCGCGCCCGCGGCGACGATGGCGCACCGGCTCGACGCGCGCCTCGCCGAGGACGACGGGCGCCTCACGCTCCTGGAGGCGGCGCACGAGCGGTTCAGGGCGTGGATGGCGGCATGGGAGTCCGCGCCGCTGGTGTCGTTGAACTCGCGTCAGCCGCTGCCGCGGCGCGAGCCGGGCCAGTCGTTCGGCCTGCGCGAGCCCGGTCCGGGCCTGGACGTGCCCCTGGCGTGGGTCGGGGGTGCGGCATGACGGGCGACACGGTGTGCCTGCGGGCGCACACGTACGCGGTGCGCACCGCCGGCGCCGACGGGCTCGGCGCGGAGGTCGGGCCGTTCGCCACGGACGCCGCGGCGATCCGCGCCTACCGGGACGCGCCCACGCGGCCGACGGCGGTGCTCGCGGACCACGACGACGGGCACGTATGCCCGCTGGAGTCGGTGCGCGTCACCCGCGTGGCGCAGGACGCGCGCGGCGAGTCGTACCGCGGCAAGCGCCGGGCGGTGGCGGCATGAGCGCGATCACGACGGTCTCGGGGCTGCGCGCCCTGCCGGACCGGGCCGTGCTGGTGGACGCCCGCGGCTACGCGTGGCAGATGCGCACCGCCCGCACCTATGCCGGGGCGCTCCCGCCGGTGGACTGCCCGGCGCTGATGGTCACCGGCAGCGACGCGTTCTTCGACCTGTCCGACGACGAGGACGCCGAGTCCGCGCTCGAGGACGGTCCGTTCACGCTCGTGTGGACGCCCGACGACGACGCGGGGGCGCCGACGCAGGAGCCGCCCGGCGACTTCGACGACGGCATCGACGAGAACTTCGCGGAAGGGGGTCGGGCCGCGTGAGCATCCTGTCGATCGCCGCCGAGAACCTCCCGCCGATCCTCGCCCTCGGCATGAACCGCACCGCGACCAGGGTGTCCCTGGCGATCCGGGTGCGCGACGAGGGCGCCGTGCGCGCCTGGGCCGCGGTCCTGGGCTGCGAGACCGCGGTCGAGGAACGCCCCCTGGACGCCGCCTACTCCGTGCGGTACTCCCGGGCCCGCAGCGTGCAGCCGCACGCCGTGGTGACGGTGTACGCGACGCACCGGTGCCGGTCGCAGGCGCGTACCCCGCTGGAGTACCTGGAAGCCGTGCACGGCGAGCCCGTCGTCCACGACCGCGGCCCCGACGGGGTGTGCGCCGACGGTTGCGCGGGCTGCCACGTCGATCCGCGCCGGGTGGTGAGTGCGTGATGGCTTTCGCCGACCACGACGCGGTCGCCGGCGCGCAGGCGCGCGCGGACCGCATCCGCGGGCTGCGCACCGCGGCCGCATGGCTCGAAAACCACCCGGCGGTCCCGGTGCCGGCGGTCATCCCGGTGCTGGTGTACGCGACATCGGACCTGCTCGGCGCGGACCGCGTCGCGCGGATCGCCGCCGCGTTGGACACGCCCGCGCACACGGCGCCGGACGGCACGACCTCCACGTCCGGGCGTTTCGACGGGGTGCGCATCCGCTTCTACTACGTCCCGACCAACCGGCAGCAGGGGAACCGATGACACCGCAAGAGGGCCTGGCGTTCCTGCGCCGGGAGGTCCCGGCCACCCTGGTCGGCAAGCTGCCGCGCGTCACGTGCGGCAACTGCACCAAAAACAAGGGCACGTGCGAGAAGCACGCCAAGGCCAAGTGCCACGTGTGCGCCGCGTGGGTGTCCACGCAGCACATCCACCTCGACTACGTCGGGCACGCCGAGACCACGGACGCGCTGCTGGACGCCGACCCGGGGTGGTCCTGGGAGCCGCTGGCGTTCGACGGGGACGGGCTGCCGAAGTTCGACCAGTTCGGCGGCCTGTGGATCAGGTTGACCGTGTGCGGGGTGACCCGGCTCGGTTACGGCTCGGCGGAGAACGGCACCGGGAACAAGGCCAAGGGCGACCTGGTGAAGGAGGTGATCGGGGACGCGCTGCGCAATGCGGCGATGCGTTTCGGGTGGGCGTTGAACCTTTGGGCGAAGACGGACCTGCACGAGAAGCAGGGGTCTGAGGAGCCGCAGCAGGCGCAGCCGACGGCCCAGGACGCGCAGGCGGCGTTCGAGCGCAAGGCGCGCGCCGAGCAGGGCGCGCCGCCGCCGCCGGACGAGTGGTCGACCCCTGCGCCTGCGCAGCAGCGTACGGCCCCGAACCGGACGGCCGACGGGTACATCACCGACCCGATGGTCCGCAAGGTCAACGCCATGCTGCGGGAACGGCTCGACGTCAGCGGGGACGCCCGGCACGAGTGGGCGTCGCAGCTGACCGGCCGCACGATCGGGTCGCTGAAGGAGCTCACGTACGTCGAGGGCAAGACGGCTATCGACGAGTTGTCGAAGTTCGAGCCGCGTCCGATGCGGCAGCGCAACCCGGCGCCCGTGTACGGGGCCGGCGAACTGCCGGGTCCGGTGCACGCGGCGCCGGTGCAGCTCGCGCCGGACGCGGCGCGCGAGAAGGAGCTCGGGCGTCTGGACCGGCTGATCGCCGACGCCCCGACTGTGGACGCGCTGGCCGCGCTCAGGGCCGAGGCCGAGACGGCGGCGTCGTACGGGCTGCTGGACGAGGCGCAGATGAAGCGGCTCGGCGACATGGGCTCCGCGAGGTTCCAGGACCTGAAGCGGGAGCAGGTGGCGGCGTGAGCGATTGGCGCGACCCGTGGCACACGCTCGTCGTGACCGTCGTGCACTACCACGACGACGTCAGCGACCAGTGCGCCGACTTCGACGCGAACAGCCACTGCAACGGGCACGCGCAGCCGGGGGAGGACACCGAGGCGGAGGTCGACCGGGAGCTGACGCACCCCGACGAGTGCCGCAATTCCAAGGACGGGGACGACGTGTGCTGCTGCGAGCACGACCGCCAGCGCGGCGACACGGTCCACCTGCAGACGCACGGCGGCTTCCTCGGCTGCGCCTGCCGCGCGTGCTACCCGTTCACCCCGTGCGCAGCGTGCGCCGTGGGCAAGCACGCGGACTGCCCGGAGGCGCACCGGTACTACCACTGCCCGACGGCGGAAGAAGTGAACGAACACTACGACTACAACGGCGGTCCGCTGGAGTCCGGCACGTACCGGGTGCGGGCGTCCGGGTCGGGTCCCGACTACGAGGGCGACTACGACCAGGAGTGCGAGTACGAGCGCGTCGAGGAGGTGTCGGCGTCGTGACGCGCGGCCTGGTCCCGGCGCTGGTGCTGCCGTTGCTGTTGCTGGCGGTCGCGGGTGCCTGGGCGCAGCTGCGCGAGTGGGTCCGCCAGGGCGCCGAGGCCGGCCGCCGCGACGTCGACGAACCACAGGCGGGTGACTGACATGGCCGAGACCTCGACCTCCGCAGCGCTAGCCGTGGCCGCCGCCGTGATCCTGCTCGCCGTGCAGTTCCGTGCCGGACTGCGAGCGCCCGCCTACCGGCGCCGCACACCCGACGGGCACATGGCCCGGCGCGAGAAGGGCGGCGTGCGGTGAGCTACCTCGTCTACACGTCCCCCCACTCCCGCCGCGTGCACGTGCTCGGCTTCGGCGACGGCCCGAACGACCGCGTGGCCGCCCTGTGCGGCGTGACCCCCCCGTTCGGGACCGGCTGGCTCGGCACCGGCTCACAGCGCGAATACGACCGCGTCGCGGCGCTCCCGCTGTGCAAGCGGTGCTCGGCGAAGAGGGGTGCCTGATGCAGTCCATCACCGCGGGCGGCATCGTGCGCATCGCCAGCGAGCCCATCCCCGCCGCACCCGCACCCAAGCCCTCTGCGGCGCCCCCCGGGCGCAGGCTCGGGAAGGGCCTGAAGACAGCACCGATCCAGCGCGACCGGTGCGGTACCCGCGCCGGGTGGATGGCGCACCAGTACCACAGCGAGGAGCCGTGCGAGCCGTGCGAGCCGTGCGCGGCCGCGCACCGCGAATACCACCGCGAGTACGCCCGCACCCATCGCGCGAAGAGAGGCAAGCGGTGAGCGCGCGTACGCGGTTCGCCGTCGTCGTGCTCGGCTGCACCGGCCTAGGCATGGTCGCCGCCCTCGAAGTTGAGGCGTACGCGGTCGGCCACCAGGAGCGGTTCTCCACCGTCCTGGACCACGCCGCGGCGCGCACGTGGCACGACGCGTACTTGAACAGCCGCCTGACCGCGGTCGGGCTGCTGCTCGCGTTCCTGCTGATCGGGCTGCTCGCGCTGGGCGTCGTCCGGGTCGGCGAGTGGGTCGACCACCGCACCACCCGGCGCGCCCGGATCGCTGCGGAGCGCCGCCGTCCCCCCGCGTGGCGGATCACCGCGATCCGGCACGCGCCCGACCTGTACGTCACCCGCCGCCTCGCACCGCACCGCGCCGAGCTCGCGGACCTCACGCAGTTGGCGCAGGACCTGTTCGCCGACGACGCGGACGAGCCCTCCGAACACTGACCGACACGCAAGCGTCCCGGCCCGCAGGTATCGGGCCGGGACCGCACCACCCATCCAACCCGAAAGGCAACCCGTGTACAAGGACATCCCCGTCAGCGACCAGGCCGCATTCAACGCGGCCATCGCGGCCGGCGACTACCCCGTCATCGAGACCGACGGCCGCTACGAGATCCGCGACATCCCGGCCGGCCACGTCATCAGGGTGAAGGGGACCGCCCGGCCCACCCTCGTGGCGCACGACTCCAGCTCGCCGATCACCGTGGCGTACGACTCCAGCTCGCCGCGCACCGAGGCGTACGGCTCCAGCTCGCCGATCACCGAGGCGTACGGCTCCAGCTCGCCGATCACCGTGGCGTACGGCTCCAGCTCGCCGCGCACCGTGGCGTACGGCTCCAGCTCGCCGCGCACCGAGGCGTACGGCTCCAGCTCGCCGATCACCGAGGCGTACGGCTCCAGCTCGCCGCGCACCGAGGCGTACGACTCCAGCTCGCCGCGCACCGAGGCGTACGGCTCCAGCTCGCCGCGCACCGAGGCGTACGACTCCAGCTCGCCGCGCACCGTGGCGTACGACTCCAGCTCGCCGATCACCGAGGCGTACGGCTCCAGCTCGCCGCGCACCGTGGCGTACGGCTCCAGCTCGCCGCGCACCGTGGCGTACGGCTCCAGCTCGCCGCGCACCGAGGCGTACGGCTCCAGCTCGCCGCGCACCGAGGCGTACGGCTCCAGCTCGCCGATCACCGTGGCGTACGGCTCCAGCTCGC